AACATACATTAATCTAGCATATGTATCGTAGTAGTTAGGCTTTATTGATTTCTGTATATCTAACTTGTCTACAAATACATTCTTATACTCTGAGCCTTGTGACTTGTGAACTGTAGATGCAAAACTATAATCCATAATATATGCTCTACCTAGTGCATAGACATCCCTGAATTTAGATCTATCTTTTACTGCCTCAATCCTAGCCTTCTTTAATACTCTGTTAGCTACATCTATACCAACGATAACAGGGTATATTGTTAGTCTATCATCTTGTATAAACTTTATATCCCTATTATTTATCATAGCTCTCATAGAATCCTCTAAGAACTTTTTATTTATCTTAGAATTCTGTAGATCTAGAGTACCTAGCTCAAAGCAGCTAACTAATTCGTCTACTGTAGGCTCAATAAACCCTTCACACAATATAGTGCTATCCTTAGATCCAAGCTGTACTTGTTGTCCTATGAATGACTTTATACCTAATTTTTTAGCTATTTCTCTATTCCACTTACCAACAGCAGTATTAGTGAACGCTAGCAACTTATCACCTAACTTAAATTTAGTTATATCTAATTCTTTAATATTATCAGAGTACTTAACCTTAAGGTCTTTGTTGGTACCTTCTAAGAACTTAACGAATCTAGTATATAGTTCAACTACGTCAGGGCTCTCACTACGATATTGAGTAGTTAAATTAGTAGTACTATCAGGGTCTATCTGTATCTGCCTCCCCTTAACAGGTAGTAGTTGATAAGGGTCTAAGTATACTAATATGTTAAATTCTAGTTCATCCTCTAAATCAATAGCTTCTAGCTTAGATATTATCTCATAGAACATATCTTCAGACATCATACCTCCCTCATCTATAACTATATGAGTGTAAGAATCTAGAGGTTTATCTAACTTATTAGTAACATCGATATGATGTATGTTCTCCGCCTTCTCATTTATACCAGGTATCCAACCTAGCAGTGAGTGGATAGTCTTAACCTCTATCTGTATACCCTTAGATAGCATTGTTGGTGCTAATCTCTTTATAGCTTTATGTGTAGGGGCTATGACTATAGTTTTATCTTTAGGTAGTTCTTTCAATTTATTTAAAAGCGATGTAGACTTACCAGTACCAGCATACCCTGTAGTATACTGTATGTTAATCATCTTCTCCTCCTATACCCATAATGATACTCCTTTTATATTTCTTATAACAAACTCTGCTCTATCTAATACTTCTTCAGCATCTTTACTCTCTGCTTTATAGGCAGTTTCATATAGCTCCAGTTTCTTAACTCTTTTAGTTAAATCAGATATAATATTATCTTTAACCATAGAAGCTTTAAGCTCTTGTTTATTATAAATTAATAAAGTATCATATAGATGCTGTATATGTTTAGCTTCCTTAGTCTTGGTTTCATACATTTCTTTTAACTCATCAATCTCTTGTTGTAGAGCATTATACTCTTTACCACTCATTGTTACCTTAGCGTTATCATTTATATACATACTTCATCCTTTATTATCTTACCATCACATACTCTAATTAGTTTACTTCCACACAGTGCATAGTATTCTGTTGAATAACTAGTAACTGCTCCGTTTTCTCTTATCTTTATCATATTATAGTCCTTTAAGTATTTCTATATTAGATAAGTAAACACTACTATTGTGAGTCTTTCTAACTTTAATTTCAAGCTCTTCTAATGTATTATAGAAACACCCCGCTTTTATCATCCAAGTATCTTTGTGTTTAGTGCAATGTACCAACCTATTAGATGTACCATAAGCTATAAAACAATAATATCCAATAGCACCGCTTAAGTTAGCATCTTCTAAGTTAGCCCCTCTTAAGTTAGCACCGCTTAAGTAAGTACCACTTAAGTCAGCCCCTTTTAAGTTAGCATCTTCTAAGTTAATCCCTCTTAAGTCAGCGCCACTTAAGTCAGCGCCACTTAAGTTAGCATCTATTAAGTTAGCATCTATTAAGTAAGCATCTTCTAAGTTAGAACCGCTTAAGTTAGAACCGCTTAAGTTAGAACCGCTTAAGTCAGTACCCATTAAGTTAGCCCCTCTTAAGTTAGCATCTATTAAGTTAGCATCTTCTAAGTTAGCATCTTCTAAGTTAATCCCTCTTAAGTTAATCCCTCTTAAGTCAGCGCCACTTAAGTTAGCCCCTCTTAAGTTAGCCCCTCTTAAGTTAGCCCCTCTTAAGTTAGCCCCTCTTAAGTTAGCCCCTCTTAAGTTATGTAGTATACAATATATATCCAGTTATTTTATGTTTAATATTAATCATACTGAACATCCTTCTTTATGTGATTCTAGGACTGTATCCCAATCAATAATATCTTTCTTATATAACTCCATAACCTTGCAGTCTAGTAATACATAACCAACATTTATATCTTCTGCTATACGGTCAGCTACTCTATCTTTAATTATATTAGTTATAGTATAAGGTTGTACATCTCTAGGTATAAATGTTCTTCTAGTTATTGTATACTTAACATTACCTGTATCATTAAAGTTACCACACTTAGTACAATATTTAGATTGTAAGGATTGAGTTAATCTATAACCTTTACAGTCCTTATATTTATTTATTAAGTCATTAAGTTCCGCCATATCTTCTTGAGCATAGTCCTTTCTAATTATAATTTCTAAGTGTGTAACCATTAGAAAATCATTAGGTGTATTAGCTATATCTAATTTCATATTATATATAGCCATTTCTTGCTCAACCTCGTTTCTTATCTGCTTTGTGATTTTCATTATTATTTTCCTTTTTGTTTATTTGTAGTATTATTATAACTAAAGTATTATTAAAGTTTTATTAAAATTTTTAATTATCTATAGGAGCTATACCTTCTTCTATAGAACTAAATGATTCTGCCTGTTCTTCCGTTAGCTGGAATGTAACTCTATTAACTGCTTTGCTATAATCACCTTTATTAGTTATCCTCTGAACCTTAACACCTAGCTTCTTAAGCATAGAAACCGTAATATTATGGGTACACTCAGATCCATCAAGTTTAGTAACACCTGGTGAGTATAATATAACCCATAGCTGTTTGCTAGATTCCTTAAACTCGTGCCAGTAGTCTCTACCCAATATCTCAACTAATCTATCATTTAGCTCATTACCCGTCATATCCTTGTATCTTCCAAGTAGTTGTGCCAGTTGAGTATCCTCTCCGTACCCAAAGCTTTCCTCTCTATCCCTTTTAGTCTCCTCAAGCAGTTTACCGTTCCAGCATTTACTATGAGTTAGTATCTGTCTGTCGTAATCCTTAGGGTCAATATCCCTTAGATAAGCACACAGTCTTCTCAGTTCCAATGTAAGGTTATTAATAGTCTTGTTATATTCCCAATCAGGAGCACCAAAACTCTGCCACAGAACAAACCTTCTCGGGTCCTCGAATACCTTATCATTATTAGTTTCAACGAAGTCAGTACGGATATTAGCTACCTTAATCTCATCAACTCCCTTAGCTTCTATCACTGTTTCTCTATCTCCAGAGATACTCTTTAGTTCTTCCTTATTCTCCTCATTTACAGGGATCTCCGATTGTTGTCCCCACATTATGTTAGCAGACAGGCTGTTAAACTGTTTATTACTCTTAGCAAGATTAAACTTAAACTTACCTCCAGTGAGATTAGCAAGAGTATCAACGAATACCCCTTTACCTACCCCACCCTTACCATTAAGCTGGAATATAAGCGGACTATATATCATCTTCTTCATCTTCTGAGATAGGAAGAACAAGAAATTACTAATCATCTTCTCTTGCTCACCCGGGAACTCCGCGTGGTCATAAGTCAGATTCTTCATCAGTTCAATAAATGTAGGAAACTCATCAATGGTAGCAGGTGGCTCCTGTTCAGTCCCAATAACTATATTGTGGAACACAGTCTTATTATATGTATTATACAGTTTAATCTCTCCTCCAAGATCTATCAGTCCTTTATCGTGTGTTATGTCCTCTGTAGGTGTTATCAGGTCCAGTTCCCTTAACAGTACTTCCTCATTTTTATCAACTAATTTCTTGCTTGAGAACTTATTCCCCCTAGCCTGTATGCTAAGCCTAAACCTTTTGTGCTTACCCATATTTATAAGCTGTGTTAGTGTCTCAACGTGGTAGTTACCTTCAATATCAACGAATACTCTACCGAATCCGCCCTTATTTATCCCAACCAGTGGCTGCTTCAGTAACCCTTCGTCAAACGCATATGATATTCCATTAAACGACTGAGTTGTTAAATTAGTGGTCTTACTAATTATATCCTCATAAGTTATCGGCTGGCTCCAGAACCGTGTACAAATCAGTTCTAATAAATCTATGATAACCGATGCTTCTATCGACCTGTCTCTCAACAATTTAGCAACCGTAGATTGTATGAATGTAGCAGAATCCACAGAGTGTGGTAATGAGTCAGGAAACAAGTCAGGCCTCATATCCTCCTTGAACTGGTTCGGAGTTATATGCTGTGCTATATTCTCAAAGTATTTCCAAGCCCTCCCAAGGTCTGGATCTTTATAGTTCTCTAAGTATTCCTTAGTATTATCTATAGCCTCGATCAGTTCCTTACCAATAAACAGCTGGTTATAATTACTATCACTGTTCGTTGTATGCTTCGATTTAGTAGCCAGGTTCTCTATGAGATAGTCAACCAATATGTCAGGTATAGGCACACAGTCCTCTATGGTAAGCTCAGCAGACGCAGTTTTAGTCTCATTTATAGCCCCATATCCCCAGGTAAAGCATTTCCCTTGCAGGATATCTATCTTCTTACACTTCCTTCTCGAAGTATGCTTAAGCTTACTATTGTTAAAGTACTCCGAAGGTGTGAACAGATAGTGAGCATATCCCTTATCACTCTTAGCAGTGAATGTATAGTTGTCCTCAGGCTCACCCAACATATCAACAATGTCGTGGTACGGCTCCGCATCGTCGATATCTATAATAACTAAGTTATCTCCTGGAATTATCGCATACCCTGGAAGCTTAGCCATTTTCTCCGCAGCCTCTTTTAGTGTTAGTTCAGGGAGTTTACTAGTTACAACATCAGCAAGCTGTCCCAGTTCCCTCACTGGATCTATATTATCATTATACAGTTTCTTACCCGTTTCTTTGTCCCTTGTTATGTGAGTGCTTAGTGGTACTATCTTCATCATACTACCTCTGCTTCAATCAGTTTAGTAACAGCCTTAATTAGCTCATAGTCCTCGTCAGTGTAGTATCTGGCATCTCCCTTAACTAATTCAATAAGCTCATTAATATCATCTAATGAGTAGTAGCTATCCACTATGTTCATCTTCCCTAGTATGTGCCTAGGTATAATGTAAGTATCCCTTAACCATTTAAGCTTAGGAGCAAGCATAACTACCTCAGTAGTAGTAAGCCCTACATTAGGTAGTGTAGGCTTTATTATAACCTCTAATTGTGATGTAATGTCTGCATCTATCTTAGTGTTCTGAACTAATACATTGTTAATAGTGTCCTTGCGTCTCTTAGTCACATTGCTAAATTTCGATATAAACTCCCGATTCTCTTTAACATTGTTAAGAATGGCTGGAATATGGGCATTTGCTGGATTTGAGTTAACTAATCTAATGTAAGTCCGACCTTGTAGCTGGTAGGTGCTCTGTTCGATCTGTTCCTGTGTGTAGTATTCTAGTAACTTGCTTGTACTTAGTAACATTTTTATTGACTCCTTTATTTTTATGTATAATACTGTATTATATTGTAATTATTATTAAATTTTGTTTAAATGGTTGATATTATTTAAGATGTGTTAGGTTGGTAGTTCGGAGTTAGTGTCTTTGGTAATTAGTTTGTGTGTTGTAGTGTCGTTAGTAATAGGTTGGAGTGTCGTAGAATTCTGTGATTGCTTGAATTTTAGTATATTACGCATAATTATTATTAAAGTTTGTTTAAATTTGTTGATATTTGTTAAAATTCTGGGATTTCTTGTAATTTGTTACAAATATTCTCAAAATACACAAATATACGAAAATACAGCAAATACACGGTTTCGAATCCATTTAGAAACTTAAAAGTCTATTCTTACAGGGTCGTATTTTTGTATATTGTGTATTTTTGTATTTTTGTATATTTGTATTTATCAAATAATAATAAAATTCAGGCCTCGAACTCATTAGTTAGCACATTTCCAGGAAATACTCAATTAGTATCAATATTTAATAGCTATTTAAAGGCCTTCTGGGACAGCTAGGACAGTTTTCAATTAGTTGGGCAGGTGTTATATTAACTATTAGTATCAATGGATTCTAGGACAGTTTCAATTAGTATCAATGGATTCTAGGATAGTTTCAATTAGTATCAATGGATTCTAGGACAGCTAGGACAGCTAGGACAGCTAGGACAGCTAGGACAGCTAGGACAGCTAGGACAGCTAGGACAGCTAGGACAGCTTTCAATTAGTTAGGGCAGGTGTTATATTAACTATTAGTATCAATGGCTGCTTATGACGCTAAAAAAGGAAGCCATTATAGACTCCCTTATTATTTATTATTTTTCAAAGAATGGTGTTATATCACTTATAGTTTCAAACACCTCATCATATTTAGTATCAATATCTTCCAGATATAGTGACATCTCCTCATTAGTTATTAGCTTCTCTTTGAACATTCTTAAAGTTTCATTAATTGCAGTATTCTTAGTGCTTTTTACCTTTCTAATGATTTTCTCAGCATCTATACAGTTTGCTTTGTATACTTCTTTTCTTTCACCATTAGCATCGGGTTTAGACAGTTTAGTATTAAAGGCCTCAGCATTAAAGTAGTCTTCAAAATAGTTACAGTATACATTTCCCTCAGAATCAATTTTAGTTGATGTAGCGGTCTTTGGCTTAAATATAGTTGCTAGGGTATTTGTTAGCTCAGTTATTAATTTTTCATCCATACCTTTTTTAACATTTGTGTTAGCTGTTATAGTTACATTTACCATATCTTCAATTAGTTGCCATTGTTGAGTTTTGTTTAATTTTTTCATTTTGTTTTTCCTTTTGTTTTAATGTGAGGCTATTATAGCACACTTATTTTTATTTGTCAATAGTTTTGCATAAAAAGTTAAATAAATTTCGAAATTTGTATTTAGAGTCAGTGTTTATTGTAGACTAATAAGAATTTTACTGAAATTGTATTATTTATTATTACATATAATGGAACACGCGCACGCGTATAACATAAGTAACATTAAAACAAAATTAAATTTATTTTTTAATTGTTCTTTAGTATTCTTGGATTCTGTTCGTATATTTGTATTTATGTCTTTAGTCGTATATTTGTATTTATTATTTTCCAATTAGTCCCCCCCCATAGAGCAATTTAGAAAATATTTATGACCTTCGAACAGATATCCCAGATCTATAGAATTTTTAAACTATTAAATTGCGTGTAACCAAAATATAATAAATATAATTAACTATTAAATTGCGTGTAACCAAATTAAATCAATTAATCTATATTTAATGTTACTTATGGTAGTATAAAGAAAAAACTAAGGACTCCCACAATGATGAACCCTATAACCAAGAAGGCCTACAAAGTCGAATTCGAGACTACTCCAATAACTATAGAAGAGTTATTGGTAAAATATGAGATAACAAAAGAAGAACTAGGAAGCACAGATATATGGGAGAAGAGAGTAAAGCCTACAGAGATTATCACTAAACCTCGCGCACCTCAAAAGAATCTACCAGATACTATATTAGATGATGAAAAGAGTATGTTAGATGAAATAGACGATACTAAGAAGTTAGTATTAGTTAAGGTTAAGGAATACTTCGGTGTGGATGGAGATTCAGATTTTGCGTCTACTAAAGAGTTTAAAGATATGGTAGGGGTTCTTAAGGATCTTGAGGCTGGTGAGCTTGTTAAGGCTGGTAAGGATGATAAAGGTCCTACGATTAACATATTAGTTCAGAACTTGACTGAAAGGTTTAGGGATGACTGCTAATAGTTTGGTTGAAGAGGATTTCTTTATTGAAGAGGAAAGTGAACAGGATATAAGTAATCGTAGGAAGCTTGAGAGTGACTATAATAAGAGGAAGATAGATCTTACGGATGAGCAGGAAGAGTTTGTTAATAATAAACTAAGTAGTAAGCTTTGGAGGCTTGACCACCTGTACACTATACGGGACAAGGATGCGGTTACTAGGATACTAAAGCTAAATTCAGCGCAGAGAAAGATCTTAACGGATTTTCAACATATTAAGAAGATAATCCTTAAGAGTAGGCAGCAGGGGATATCTACACTGTTCTTGGCTTATTACTTTGACAGTTGTCTCTTTAGTCCGGGTTTCCAGGCAGGTATACAGTCTTATGGTCAGGATGAGGCTGATAAGCTCTCTAAGCGGGCACTATATATGTGGGAACAGTTAGACCCCGACATTAAGAAACTGTTTGGGTTGGAACTGGTTAGTAATAACCAGAAAGGTATGACGTTCTCTAACGGTTCTATACTAAAGATTGGTAACTTTAGGGGGGATACCCTACAAGGGTTACACGTTTCGGAACTAGGGAAAATAGCTAAGAAATATCCTGAGAAGGCTAAGGAGCTAAAGACTGGGGCATTCCAGGCAGTAGGTAAGAAAAGTAAGATAACCATCGAGTCTACCGCAGAAGGTAAGTCTGGGTTGTTTTATGAGATGTGGATACAGGCTAAACTAACGGAGAAACTAGGAGTAAAACTTAGTCCGTTTGACTTCCAGCCGATCTTCCTGAGTTGGTTAGAAGATCCAGACTGTAATATAGATACTCCGAAGGATATCCCAGAAGAACTTGAGACTTACTTTAGTAAGATAGAAAAGGATCTTAATATAGTTCTTGAGGATACTCAGAAATGGTGGTATGTTGCTAAGAGTACAGAGCTAACTGAGGATATGAAACAAGAATATCCTACAACTGCAGAGGAAGCTTTTGAGCAAAGTGTGGAAGGTACCTATTATAGAAATGAGTATGAGAACTTAAAGATATATAAGAACTTATATGATAAACAATTATTAGTTCATAGTGCCATGGACTTAGGTATGAATGATACATTTTCTATAGGTTTCTTTCAAGTTCATCCTAATGGTAAAATTAAGATAATAGGTGAGTATATGAATAGTGGACACGGATTACAATTCTATTATGATGTGTTTTGTGCTTTAAATAAGAAATATGGTTGGCAGTTTGGAACTGATTATGTACCTCACGATTCAAAAGTTAGGGAACTAATTGCTGATAAGACTAGATGGCAGGCTATGAAAGATATGGGATTCCATCCTATATTAGTTACTAAACATAGATTATTAGATGGTATTGAAGCAACAAGACAGTTTTTAGTTGATGTTGAGATTCAAGATGATTGTGAGGTTATTATATCAGCTATACAAAACTATAGGAAAAAATATGATAAGACTTTTGATGTATTTTTAGATTCCCCCGTACACGATGAACATTCTCACACAGCAGATATGATTAGATATATGGCTATGGGGTGTAAAAACAAACCTATTACAGAAATATATGTTAGTAAATCTATGGTAAAGAAGAGTACAAGAATTTTAGGAAGAGGTTATGATATTTAATATTAGTTTAATATTAAATAGGTTATAATAAACTATTATATCAAAAAATAAAGGAATTAAAATGGGTAATCCAGAACAGAAACCTGTAGATGCTACCTCTAAACCTGAAGAATCAGGTTCTGAGTCATCTATAGACTATGAAAAAAGGTTTAAAGATACACAAGGAGCTTACACTAAGTCTCAACAAGAGTTAAAGGAAGCACAGGCAAAGCTAGAAGCTTTAGAGAAGCTAACTGTACCTCAAATTGAATTAGATGAAGCAACTAAAGCAGAACTTGAGTCTTTGAAATATAAAGACCCTGAAGCTTGGAGAAGTAGACTAAATACGCTGGAAATAGAGGCACAAAATAAACATAAAGAAACTCTAAATGAAGCAGTTAGAATAGCTAACCAAGAAACAGAGTTGGAACAACGCACTAGAATACTTGCAGAGTTTCAAGCTAGCCATCCTGATGTAGTAATCAACGACGAGGTTATTAAACTTGATGTTCCTAGTAGAATTACTAGTAAGTTAGAGCGAGGGGAGATTTCATTTGAACAACTTTTAACTGAAGTTAAAGATTATTTAAAGGCTCCAAAGGTTATTGGTGACGGTAATACAGTACACCAACAACCAAATCTTAGTAACTTAGGAGGAGATGATACTCCAACTTCAGATGCTAATAAAAAAGACATAGTTAAAGACTATGCAGAAGTAGTATTTTAAATACTGCTTCTAACTTAAATATAAAGGATTTGCTATGGCAGATGGTACAGGTAAAGTAGATTATGGTTCTCCACTAATTAGAAAAGCGTGGATGAGTGAAGGGCTGATTCAAAAATCAGCACAAAGTTTTTGGGCTCCTTATAAAGGTAAAACTTTTGATTCTATTATTATGGTTCAAAATGATATTAGCGCAAAAGAAGGTCACACTGTTACTTTTGATTTTAAAGGTAATTTAAGCGGTAAACCTGTTAAAGGTAATACAACAGCTAAAGGTACTGGTGAGCAAAAGAAGAAATTCTCTGACTCTTTAACAGTTTCAGATTATAGATATGTTGTAGATAATGGTACTGCATTTGATGGTGTTGAGATTGGTGATTTATCAATTAACTCTCACAGTGATTCAAGAAGTATGTTAGGTGATTTATGGGTTCGTTCAGAAGACCAAGCTTATTTCGATTTAGCTCAACAAGGTGCAGAATTTGGTTTAGCTTTTGCAGCTGCAGATTTTGACTTAGGTGCACTTTCAGCTATTGAAGCAGCAGCTAAAACAGGTAAAGGTTTTGATACATCCCCACTTACTTCAGGTAGAAGATTGCCCCTTAAACCATTTAAATTAGCTAATGGTGAAAAAGTATGGTTATTCCTTATTGATGTAGATATGAAAAATGCTTTCTTAAATACTTCAGGTGCAGGTACAGCTCTTAGAGAAGCTGATGTTAGAGGTAATGATAATAGACTTATTTCAGGTGTATTAGGTAAAATTGGTTCTTTCTTAATTGTTGAAGCTCAGTCATTCTTTGGTGATACTGATGGTAATATTACAACAAATGGTTACTATGAGTATGAAAATACAGGTGTCGAAATTGCTGGTTTAAGACAAAAAGACTCATCAGGTAAATGGACTGGTACTGAAGGATTTGATATTGATGATGTTGCTGTTTCTAGAGGTGTTGTACTTGGTGCAGGAGCTTTCCAAAAAGCAAATGGTAAGATGCCAGACTATACATATGAAGATACAGACTTCGGTAAGTTTAGTGAATCTTGTTTAGAGACTTGGTGTGCAGCTAAATCAACTAAATTATTAGTAGAAAACTCTGATAATAAAGATGGTAAAATTGCAGGATATAACTACGGAACTGTATTCGTAGATGTTACTCTATAAGGATAAAAGATGGCAGATTTAAGATTTGAAGATAAAAATAACCAGAAGAAAACACTTAGCGTGTTTGCTTCAGGTGTAGTAACAGCAGCTAATATTGGAGATACTCTCTTCACATTACCAGCTGGTTCATATGTTGTAAGTATTGATGCTGTAGAAGCTGATGGTTCTGGTGTAGGTGCTGGCGGTGTAACTGGTATTGCTGCAGCTGGGTATTACCCTACTGGAGCAGATGTAGTTTGTGCTGATGTAGCTAGTGATGAAAAAATCATCGTTACTTATATTGAAACAGACCTCACAAATGGTCAATATACAGACTAATAAAATATCTAAGAGTTAATCTCTTAGATATTTTTCTTAATAGGAGAACTTATGAGTAGAATAACTAGTATGATTAGCAGAATTAGAACAGCAGTAGCAGATAAACGCTCTACTAGATGGTCTAATGATGATATAATAGATACTATAAATGAGGGCTTACTAGACTTTGTATCTGATACTAAATCACTAAGAGCTAAATGCTATATAGAAGTAGAAGCTGATGTTAATACTTATAGTATTAAAGATATTGCTACAGATATTACAAGAGTTCAATACCTAAATAAAACATTACCTATTACCACAGACTTGAAATTGACTAAATCAGTTAACTTTTGGGAAGATAAGTATGGTAATACATTACAATACATAGTATTCGATGATTTAGATAAAGGGTCTTTTAAAATCTATCCTAAGATTAATGCAGAAAACTTAGCTGCTAATATTATTAATCAAAATCAAATATATGGTGCTATAATAGATATAACTACAGACTATGATTTATTCAATTTAATGGATTCTGAAAACATAGCTAAAGAAGTCAATAAATATATGACTGTTTATTATGTTAAAAGACCATCTATTATTACTATAGATACATTAGATGAAGATATGGAATTAGACGCTGATTATGATACAGCTATTGTATTTTATGTAACTGGTATGCTTCTTAGAGGGGATTCAGATGCACAAAATAGGTCATTTAGTGCTGAACAACTTACACTATATGGTAACATAGTTATAAGAGCTAAGAACACTGGTACATCAAATAATAACTCTACTAACCGTAGAGGTACTGAATATAATGGAGGATTTTAATGGTAGTTACACTAAATAGGCAGTTACTTGGTTTAGAAGATATGGCTATAGGTACAGGTACTGTAACCCAGACAAGAGGTGGTAAAGAAGTAGAGATAACAGAATTTAATGTATCTGTTTTACCTTTTACAGATGATTTAACATTAGGTGATGTAATTGTAGAAATGAATGAAAATTTAATCACTACAACAGAACAAGCTGAACTAAGTACAAGTAATGCAAATGCCTCAAGTTTGAGTGCAGAAGCAGCTAATCTTAGTGCAATAGATAGTGCTAATAGTGCTCAAGTAGCAGAAGATAATAAAGATGAATCTACATTACTATTAGAACAGATGGAAGCATTATATGATACATTTGATGATAGATACCTAGGAGCTAAAGCTACTGAACCTACGGTAGATAATGACGGTGAACCTTTAAAATCAGGAGCATTATATTTAAATACCACACTTGGTACTATGTATGTATATGAGGAAACACAAGGTTGGATTAGCCTAAACTTCATACCTACAGATCATAATGGCTTACTTAATGTGGGGACATTAACACACGAGCAGATTGAAGATGCTATAACTAATGTAGTGACACAAGCTAATGTTAATTCACAGGCGATTTCAAACTTAGCTACAGCACAGGCAGAATTAGGCAATACTAATTCATTAGTATTAACAACAACTGAACAAGTATTATCATTTACTTCTACTGTACCTAGTACAGATACAAGTGTTATGGTTATAGATGATACCTTAAATAGGATATTATTTAATATAAATGCTAACTTTAACTTTAGAACAGATATGAACTTTTATTTTGGTACTAGCCAAGAAAGAGTTATTACTGTAAGAGGTAGAAATGTTGCAGATGATACTTTAGTATATGAAAGAAGTATAACTATTGAAGAGAATAATGGTGATTATGATACATATAGTTCAAATAAGCTATTAACAGTTGGTAGGAATTCTATACCTGAATCACCTTTAGAAATGTACTTCACTATTCAATGTAGTGGTACTGGTATTACATTATATGAATGGAGTTCAGAATTAGCTAGTGGTACTAACTATGATTTTACTACTATTTCTACATTCAGTGAATTAGATGATACACCTAGTGGATATGCTGGTAAAGCTGATAAAATATTAGTTGTTAATGATACTGAAGATGAACTAGAGTTTAGCTCAGTTAATCTTAGCGATTTAACATCTATATTAAATGTTAGTAGTATTAATATACCTAGTGGGACTACTTTAGAAAGACCTACTTTAGGTTCTAGTGATGTAGCTTTAAGATACAATGAAGAAGAAGGTAATTTAGAGTATTGGAATGGTACTGAATGGGGTCCTTTAGGTAGTGGAGGTAGTACTTTTAATTTAAAAGGAACAGATACAGAAGCTAATATATTAGCTATGACTGGTATGGAAGAACTTGATTTATATGTTGCTAGTGATACATTAGATGGTTGGGTTTATTCAGGTACAGTATGGATTAATATAGGGCCTTTACAAGGACCTCAAGGTATTCAAGGACCTCAAGGTAATAGTATAGAATCTATAGTTAGAACATCAGGTGATGGTAGTGAAGGTACAACAGATACTTATACTATAACATTTACTGATACAACAACTACAACTTATGATGTTCGTAATGGTACTGCAGGTACTATTAAAGTTATAGAAAAGACTTTAGGTGATGGTAGTTCAGGTTCTACTGATACTTATACAGCATATGCTGATATAGCTAAGACTCAATCATTAGGTACATTTGATGTATATAATGGAGCAGATGGGATAGGTACTACTATAGTATCTTTAAATGATGTAGAAGTTAGTGCACTTGAAGATGGTCAAGTACTATCTTGGGATGATGCAAGTAGTAAGTTTGTTAACAAAACAATAGATACTGGAATGAATCCAGTAGTTGCTGCAATTATATTCGGATAAGGAGAGAATATGGGATTTAGTTTAGTAAAAATAGAAGCTAATAAAACTGGTGAAGTAATACAATCTAATGATGCTACTATAGAAGCAGTAATGAGTAACTTTGTTGCTTATAATACTGAAGCTACAGAAGGTACATTTGTATTATATTCTGATACAATAGAAATATTTAGAGAAACTGTACCGGCTAATGGTAGTTACAGATTATCTGATAAATTTAATATACCTACAGCTACAGAACTTACTTGTGATACATCATCAGGTGTATCATTAACAGCTAGTATATATGTAGGTGCAGTAGATGTAGCTGGTGCATTAACAGCTGCTCAACAAGCAGCTCAAGATGCTACTACTAATGGTGCAGCACAAGTAGCATTAGCTGAATATGAAGCTGATAGAGCTGGTGTAAATGCTGATAGAGCTGAGGCTGCATTAGGTACTACAACAAATCCAGTTATTACTGGTGGTATTGTAGAAGATATTAATGAACTTACAGGTGTTGTACTAGATGGTACTAATGGTTCAATACAATATAAAACAATAACAGCTGATATAACATTTACTGATTCTATGGTAGATGGTCAAAGTATTGTATTAAGATTAGTAGACGGTGATAGTTATTTGATTGGCTATCCTACAATATCTTGGGTAGGTGGGGATACGCCTGAATTAACATCAGAAGATGTATTAGTATTTTGGAAAGAATCTAGTACACTATACGGTGCATATATAGGAGAATTATAATGTTAGCAAAAGCTTTATTAGCTATGATTAAAGATAAGTTTCCTACAGGATTGAATTTAGTAGAACTAGATACATATACTAGTGCATCTCTAAATACTGCAAGGGGTATTGCAATATCTGGCACTGTTGCATATGTGGCGAGTAATAGTGCAAATTCTATAACATCGATAGATATTAGTAACCCTAGTAATTTAGTAGAACTAGATACATATACTAGTGCATCTCTAAATGCTGCATATGGTATTGCAGTATCTGGCACTGTTGCATATGTGGCGAGCTCTAGTGCAGATTCTATAACATCGATAGATATTAGTAACCCTAGTAATTTAGTAGAACTAGATACATATACTAGTGCATCTCTAAATGCTGCAAGAGGTATTGCAGTATCTGGCACTGTTGCATATGTGGCGAGCGCTAGTGCAAATTCTATAACATCGATAGATATTAGTAACCCTAGTAATCTAGTAGAACTAGATACATATACTAGTGCATCTCTAAATACTGCATGGGGTATTGTAGTATCTGGCACTGTTGCATATGTGGCGAGTAATAATGCAGATTCTATAACATCGATAGATATTAGTAACCCTAGTAATTTAGTAGAACTAGATACATATACTAGTGCATCTCTGAATGGTGCATATGGTATTGCAGTATCTG